CTCATAAGGTGGAGATAAATAGCTCGTTGCGACGATTGTATACCTGATCAAAATCAACCTCAAGGTTGATAAGGAAGTGGAAGTTTCAACTAAGAAAGTTAGACACTCTCAAATCTGTCCCAAATGTGGACATCAACACAAGAAAACTCTAGATATCAAAGTTTATGAGTGTAGTGTTTGTGAATATTTGCAGAACAGAGATAATGCTGCTAAGGTCTTGCTAAAAAAGAACTGAGGGACTTAGAAACCCGCAGTTCAGAAGAAGCAAACTATTAGTAGTCTGTCTAACTAGATTGAAAGTCTTCAACAAAAAAACCTCCTGACTAGGGAGGAAGATTAGTAACTAAAACTTTTCTGCTAATCTAAGTTAGACTACCCTATCTCAATAAACTTAGCTACTCCACTATCACTAGCGACGTTTTTTATATGAGACCTAATTGAGAAATGTTCTGAACTGTAGATACAATGTAATACAGTGGAGTCTACTGTTAGTAAGGGGGTTAAGAGTCTTCTTAGACATTCTTCTATTCCATTACCCACTTCAGTCAGTTCATCTATTACCTCTGGGGGGCTCTCCTCTTCTACTATAGTCTGTAAATCTATAAGCATTTTCTTAGGAGCTCTATAAGGTGGTTTGTAAACCAAAGCCATTATGACAGAAGCGCTTGTAATATTTATACCAACTATACTTCTACTTCTGCCGCTTTGTCTCCTTAAGACTATTAAATGCAAAGGGTTGAGTCCACTTATTTCTATAGCTGCTCCACAGAACATACTACCTTTATGCCCTAAGGTTATTAAAGCAAAACCCCCAGGCTTTAGTAGAGAGTTTAAGTCTCTACACAACTGACTTAGCTCAGTCCCCACCACAAAATCAAATTTCATAGGAGCCTCAACTATAGCTAAGTCTACTTCCTCCACAGGCACCTTTTTTAGGGCATTTGTAGCTAGCCCCCTATATACCTTTGTCTTTATGGTTGCAGTAGGTTCTAAACTTTTTTCTGTAGTCTCTTCTAGATAAAATTCTTTCTTCTCTTCTTTCTCTTCACCCCGAATAATTGCTAGAGCTTCTCTTACACTTTTAGCTGCATTGTCATTATTACCAAGGACTTCAGCTAGTTGGATTTGTTTCTTTTTACTGTAACGAGCTAACATTTTTAGCTCCTTTGGGTTTTCTGCAACTTCGCTTTCTGATAGCCCCTCTATAGCTTGAGGTATAACCCCAGCTTCTGCCAGCTTTACTCTTCTGTACACCTGAAAGATAGCAGCCAGCTCTTCTCTATTAGGCGGTAGCTCTCCCTCTGCAGCTATCTTTAGTACTTCTTTTTTTAGTTCAGGTTCGACACTACCTCTTGCTGTGTAGTAAAGAGCAGACAAGCTTAGTTTTGATAGTCCTTCTTGGTAATCAGCACCATGTTCCTGGTGAAGTTGATACAAGTTTATTAAGTTTGTAGCTGTATCGTGACTGATTTCTCCTTTCAGCTCTTTTTTAATCCAAGCCTGCCAAAAGTCACCACTGTTATTAGCCTGAAAGATTTCTTTTACTCTGTTTAGTTTACAACCTACTTCAACAGCTACTTCGTAAGAAGACCTTCTCCACTTTATACATAAGTCTTTTACTTCATCAGCTATCAACCCCAAACTCTTTCGGTCTTCCTCTCCTATATTTACTAGTAACTCCTCAGCCTCCACCCCTTCCTCTCTCTCAACTACTACCTCTATCTCTCTCCCATCTCCAAACTCTATTTTGGTCTCCATCTTGGTCTCCATCTCTGTCTTTCCACTATTTTTATTCTTCTTGCTATGCTAACTCACTACTAGTCCTTTTTTTAACTACCAATAACAAATATTAATATATACTACAGCTTCTATTTATATAAGTTATCAAACAAAAAGAGCCAAATCTATTAGTTTAGCTAATAGCTTCAGCTCACTGTTTAAAAACTCAAAAGCAAAAAGTAGCAGTTAGCTTTTAAAATTTATAATTTTTAACCTAGCGTAGGTATCTATCACTCTACTAACTTCCTTTAATGTCACATCTCCTTTATGGTAAAGGGGAAGAACAAAAAACTTAAGGTAAGCAGCAGCCTCCTCCTCTGTAAACTTAAGAACTCCCTCTTCTAGCCACCGACACACCTCTTTTGTACTCACCCCTAACTTTATTTCTATTGGTTGATAGTTCCTCCTTCTGTTCTTTAATTCTCTTTTACACATTTTATTACTCTGGTTTTCTTCCACTTTCTCTCTCGCTCTCTTTTTATCTACGAAAACAGCTTATTACTTTTCTAGTACCTTTTTCTTTAGTATTTTCCTCTATCTTTTTTTTCTATTTATCTATATCAAAAATAACAAAGCCTAAGTATAGTTACTTAGGCTTAAATGATAACGCAGCAGAAACTATGGTTACTATTTACTGTGAATTAGAGCTAATCAACTCTTTCATAGCTTTTGCTGGGTAGAATTTAGCTACCCAATGACCAGGAACAACTATTATTTCTTCCCTGTTATGAGGATTTCTAGCTTTTCTCTCAGCTCTGTAAACTTTAGTGAATTTACCAAGCTTACCAATTCTGACAGTATTGCCGCTAGAAACAGACTCTCTTATTAAATCAATAATTGTGTCTAGAGCCACTTTTGCCTGTTCAGTTGATAGCCCTTTTGACTTTAAGCAAGAGAGGATATCTTTTGTTCCTAATAGGGTATCATTCTTAGTAACTTCTGTCATTTTCTTTTTTTTTACTACTACTAGTATTTATCCAGCCTTATACTGGTAAATCTAACTTAATGAATTATTTTACTAGTAGCAAAAACTTTTTTATCCTTAAAATGCTTTACTGGGGAAAAGACATTCTACTAGAGTCAGGAACTGCCTTAGTAGTCTTAGAGTCGTCTAGCCCCACTACGCCTACAATTAATAGCAAGCAAGCTGGAAGTATGTGGCAGATGGGGCAAAAAAAGTGACAAAAAATCTTCAGAAGGTTTTACTAAGAACAAACTGTCGGTAGTTCATCGAACAGTTCGTCAGAAATTTCTTGAACCTTTACCGTGTACATCCACAGTTATATTCCCGCTCTTACCATTGCACTTACCACACCTTTGACAAGTTATAAAGTATTTATTATTAGGGTTCTCAGCTGGGCAGTAAATCTCACTCTCTAGAATTGGTTGATTAGGACTCTTAACTCTATAGGTAGACCAACCAAGAGAACTAGCCAGCCTCTGATCTTCTACTGATTCTACAGAAGCATGAACCTTAGTTTTCCATCTGGGGTCACACACTAACCATCTGTGGGTGTAGCCAGTAGTTACCCTAGAATTTCTGATCAAAGGTTCCCATACCTCAAATGGAATTGCAGCAGGTTCTCCATAACTACCTATACGAAGGTCACGACCTCCCATCCTATTAAAAGTCTCCTTATCTAAGAGAGGATAGCCGCCCTTCAAATATTTCTGGTAGATCTGACTGATACTTAAAGGCATGACGTAGCATACCCTCCCTTTACCTTTCTCCCCCCGGAGGGCACAATCACCACAGATACTATAGTCTCTACCACTCTTAATAGCTTCTACCGGATGTTCTTTTGTTAAAACCCAAGATTGTATCATCCATCCAGTTTTTCTATTTGAAGAAGGAATATTCACCCCAGTTAGTATCAAAATTATTTCCCTTCCGTCTATTAAACTCTCGCCATCCCACACCTGATAGCCGTTTATCATCTTCTAACTTTTTACCTCAATAACTAGTTCATCCACCTGCTACTCTTTTTTTTGTTTTTTTCTTTGCTCAGAATTACAGTTGTATTAATACTTTTATATAAAATACTTATGTCTATTTCTATTGAGTATGACGATAGCTCAACCTCCTTTGGTAGTCCTCCTACACCTTCTTTTCCTAACTTTCCTATTGCGTCTCAACAACACTTAGGTGTTGTAAAAATAGGTAACAATATATATATAGATAGAGATGGCACTATTTCATTAATAAACCCTGTTTTGTTGCCCAGAGCTTCTGCGAGTACATCAGGAACTATCAGAGTTGGTTCAAACCTTACTATTAGTCCTGATGGTGTATTAAGTGTTGATCTAGAGCAGCTTTTAAGAAGTAGCTACAAGGACTTTTTTACTGATACCGCTAGGTTACATGAGAGAGGGTATACTCTTAACCTACTAGCCCATAAAAATCAAACTATTGAACCAGTTTACGTCACTATTTTAAATTTAAATCTACAGGACTCTTTAATCTTCTCTGAAGTTAGGCGGAAGACTACTGGTATTAAACTAGTAGATAACTTTACAGCTAACACTACTTTGGGTGCTAACATAATTAACTTAAACTTCTTTGGTAGTCGAACTGCTAGTAGACTACAAATTCTACGTGAGTTAGACCTAAAAGTCGGAGATTATATTACTGTTGAGGGTTCTGGTATAAAAGATGCTGCTATACAAACTGTCTCTCATAACACTATTACTGTAGATAAAAATGCTACTAGAAGAGTAACTGACGCTAGACTTTACTATCAACCTAGAGTAGAAGCCTCTTTTGACATCACACCTTCAGGAGGAAACACCGCTACAATAACCTTAGTGATAGAAAATATAACTACAAATAAAATAACCTTAACTTCGCCACTAGTAAAAGAACTACCTGCTGGGACGAAACTAGTTTTTAGTAATACTGAAGGTAATCTTATAACAATTTATGAATTAATAGTAAATAATAAGGTCTCGGTTGACTCAAAGGAGATAGAGTTTACTTACTTATCTAATGACCCTTTACCCTTTATACAAGGTTTTACTTCTACGTTAGGTGTAACAAAAATAACTACTACCTCAGATTTAGCCATTGACTTATCAGGAGACACTGGTCAGGAAGAGCAACAGTACATTCTTGATATCTCACCCTTAGATGTTGACCTCCCTTCAGATAAAACACTGTGGATTGGGTATAAGTCTGCAACTGGGTGGGAGTTGATTGGTAGTATAAAAACATTTCTTCCACATTTAAAGGGTAGTATAAGTATTACTTTTACCAGTCCAGATATAGTTAAAACAACTATTCCTCAAGGTTCGGTTATATTTTTTGGATCTTTTCCTTATAACCAGTTTTACCTTTCTATGGAAGTGGATGAACTAGCAAGACTCCTAGGTACTGAAAAATATGGATACGATGTTATGTTACTAAAGAACAATGTATCTTCATTACTCGGTTCAGGTACATTAGATTTAGTTGAAAACTATACAGATACTACATATCAATAAAAAAGGATTATAAAAAAATGTCTAACACAGAATATGTATTTTCTAGAAACATACCACTAACCCCAGGACCCAAACCCTCATCTGAATCTCTACCAGTAACCTTACCTTTAGACCAAGAAGCTCTATTAGTTACTGATGCAACTGCGCTAGTAAGTGACGTAAAATCTTCAATGTTTGGTTTTCCTGTAGTGGAAAATCGCCAATTCTTATTACAGGAGCTACCGCAATATGGAATTGATGAAAACACATGGTTGAATACACCCGCAACAGGATCTGTAACTTACCTTCCTATCAATAGTGCGGTTAATCTAGCTATTCCTACAGGTAACAGTTTATTCTCGTCCCATCAAACGAAATTCGCCTACAAATATCAGCCTGGTAAACCAATATTTATTTCCCAGGCGGTTCAAATCGCCAAAGGCGCTTCTATCGCTAATTCCTTTGTTCAATGGGGAGAATATACAAAAAATGATGGGTATGGATGGCGCGTATTATCAAGGAGAGGAACACCAGTAGGTTCAGTAACTAGGTGGCATAATTACCTACTCTTTTTCCGTCGTACTTCCGCTATTCCGTCTGGAATAACCTCCACAGCTACTAGATGTCCCAGTGGTATTGTTGGGGGATCTTTTGGTGTTTCTATTGGTAATTCCACTTGTTACAGACCTAGCTATCTGGTAGGTAGTGGAAACGATACAACCTACATAGGACTAAACACTTGGGAAGACATAGGCTTTACTACTCTTAGCGATGATACTTCTGATACCATCGTTGAAGCAAGGTTTAATCAAGATAGGTACACAGGAAAAGAAGCAGATGCCGCTCCAGGAATTAGTGGATTTAGAACTAAACCCTCAGCCAAAAACATTAGTTACATTTCTGACTCTTTTGAAATCTCAGGTTGTACGGTAAATGGTTTTACTATTACCTTTAATAATCTAGACATACAAATTGGCACCATCCTAAGTCCTGGAATGACTGTTAGGGATATCAACAACAAAGCCAGGATTGTTTCGGTCAATAGTCAGAACAATACTATCACTATTAGTGCTACAGGACTTTCTGGTTCTACTCTTTACTTCAATGAAGAATCAAACCTCTGCATGTTCTTAATCGAACGCAGTTGGTATGGCGGTGCTGGTGGAAGAGGGATGGCTTACATTCCTGATCAAAACCCTCCATTCAATGGAGCAACTCGTTGGGTTCCAGGACATGAAATTAGGGTAGGGGACACATTGCCTGTACCTTCCATGTCTTCTCCAGATATGCCTATTACGTACATGATCGGGAAAAGAGCAGACAAAGTAGACAAGGATACTTCTGCTGCTTTCTTGCGACGGTTTGGCGTATCTGTATGGATTAACGGTGGAGACCCTCGTCCGGCTAAAATTGAAAGTGCATCTAGTACAGGATTATCTGTTGCAACTGATAGCTATAAAATCATGCTTGCGATCGCGGTTAAACCTTTTATTTACAACAAGGATGTCGCAACACAAGATAGTGAACGTCCACAAAAAAGCCGCGTTTATCCACTCAGTCTTTACGTTAGTTCAACTCAAAATACCGAGTTCTATTTAATTAAAAATACTACAAATCAATTCGTTACTGATGGAGACTGGTATAGAGGGAAGCAAGATGCTGACCATTTACGAGCTGTTGCGGTTTTAAAAGGTAGTACTAATACCTTTGATAGTGTTAATTATTTCCCTTCCAATACTGGAGGTAAATTGATTGGAGCCTTCTACTGTGGACAAGACGAAGGAACAGAAATTAACCTTTCAGAGATATTTGATCCTCAAAGAGAACTATTAGGGAGAGCCGAAACTACAGCAAGTGGTAGCCCTGGAGACACCTTAACTATTATTGCTCGTAGTTTAGGAACATCTAGTGCGATCGCATCCTGTGCTTTAACCTATGGAGTGCAATAGTTATGAAAAAGCTTTACTTTCCTGAGAACATTGCAGCCAGGGGAAGTGCTTTATCTTCTCAGTCCTATCCGGTGGTGTTAGCTACTGATAGAATATTTCCTGTCGATAGGATATCTCAGCCTATTCCTCCTGAAGTGTTGGAAATTAGCCAGTTTGGCTTTCCAGTGCAAGATGAGCGAGTACTTTTATTTGCAGATACCAATGCCTACGGCATCGACCTTAACCGATGGATATTGTCTTATTCCTCGGCTGATGAGTCTGCTACTCCTGAAAACCTGCGTTTGTGGGGTTATGGACAAGGGTTGTCCGCCTCCTATAGTGGCTTTGATAGTTTTGCAACTTACAATGATTCTGCCATTGAATTAATAATCCCTTCTTCCACCATTAGTAATCAGAAATACATCATTCTTACTAGTAAGCAGCTATTTGATTGTCCATCTGGAACTAACTTGTTTATTAGCTTTGGAATGAAAATGAGTACAGGTTCAGGAATAAAACGGGCTGGTATATTTTCTGAATCTTCTGGATGGTATATAGAGGTTGTAGAAGATGGCAGTGGCGATAACTTTCGATTGGTTCGCAGATATGTGGATGACCTAGGTCAAACCCAAGAGCTTAGGTTTAATAGGTTCAGCCCTTATTTCAGCGATCGCCTGGATGGTAGTGGTTCCTCTGGACTGGTTCTGAAGTTTGACCTTGTTGCTATGTTTGCTATTGAACTTGGTAGCTACGACTCCAGCGCTACGAAGTTTTATATCTATGCAAAGGATGCATCCCAAGGTGGTTCTCACCGATGGATTTGTTTTGCAAAAATACCTAGCAGTGATATTGACATTGTGGCCGAGCGGTCACCTACGTCGTTGCCTATTACATTCCAGAACATATCTAACGGCTTAACCACTGAGGTATTGGCAAAATACGGAACTTCTGCTATTAAGCTGGGGGTAGACACAGCCCCCATTAAGCTTTTTTCCATGTCTTCTCAATCTCAGATATTAATTCCTGAGAAAGAGGTATTGATGTTTGCTATGTTTACCAAGGATTTGTTTAATAATAAGCAATGCACAATTAAACAATTTCCTAAGCTTTTAAATGTGTCCAGCACAGTACCTTGCGAGATAATAATTAGGCGGTTTTTGGTCACGCCTAATAACATTAATTCTTTGGACTTTAAGCCTACGTTGCGAGAGGAATACAGTCGTAACGAAGTCGTTTATCTTGTGGGGACTGAAAAGTTAATTGTCGCTTCTATTGAACTTAATGCTATTGTATTAGAAGTGGACGTTAACGCTTCAGCCATTGGTTTTAAAGAAGATGATAATGTTTTGTTTGTGGGACAGTCTAATGAAGGGGATATCTTAGCTTTAGATGCTAACACATTACAACAGTCCTACAGAATCATCACAGATAATCTTAACTGTGGTGATTTGGCGCTGGTGGGTTCTGTTCTTTATGCCAGTCATCCTGATGACGATAAAGTAACTGTGTGGAATGTATCTCAAGGTTCCGCATCTTTAATTGCAACATTGCCAATAACTGATAAACCCAATGCTCTAGTTGCTGGAGACAGCAGGGTGTTTGTGGTTAATGAAGCTAACGACACTGTAACGGTCATTAGTACAAGTAACAATACAGTTCTGGAAACCCTTAGTGGATTGAATCAACCTAAAGCCATAGCTTACAACCGTCAACGCATTTATGTAACCAATGTAGGGGACAATAGCGTGAAAGTTTTTGAAAGAACTAGCACAAATTATGTCCTTAATACCACCCTGGGATTTGCCACTGGGAATTATCCAGATATTATTCAATATGTGGACGCTTTAGATGTTGCCTATGTATCTAATAAGCTAGATAGAACCATTACTCAACGAAATTACCGCACCAACAGCACCAGCACCCTGTCTTTGGCTCTTGAAACTGTGGATTTGTTGGTTAATGAATTATTAGAGTTAATTGTTTTTGACTCTAGTAACAAGGTTTACAATTATTCTACTGACAAGTTGCTGGTGGATTTAAACGCTGGGGGTTCTTTCCTTAAAGGAAATCTTTTGGCATCTGGTATATCGGCGGTGATTTCTGATGGCTTGGAAGTGATGGGGGAAAAGATATTTAGCTTTATTTCCTCTGGGGCAAGGCAAATAAATCTTGTAAATATATTCCAAGAATATAGAGAGTTTTTCTCATCTTCCTTTGATAGTTTCGACTTTAATAAAGGTGTTGTTTCCCAAGATTTAATATTGTTCTACGTTAAAAATCTAGGAGAAATCTTCAGTACTCTTCAAGAACAAATAAAGTGGGAATCTGGAACAGGAGATAGCTTGCTAGCAAGTTATGGAAATGTTGAGGAATATCCTGATCACATAGGCAATGGAGAGGTTGTCACGGCAAATATATCGATAATTACTGGACAAAACTAGGAACATTATGAAAAACGATTTAACTCGAAATATTTCCTCTAATACTGAAACTTTTGTTTATCAGCGATCGCAATATGAAGGGGCTGGGTATCCCACCCAGGAACTAGCTAGAACATCCCAAAGTAGTGACGTTAACCTTGTTAATAGACCTTTTGATAATAGCACTGGACAGTGGAGGTCTTTCAATCTTAAGGTTAATCATCAAGGTGGCTATGGAGGGGAAAACGGGGTAATTCTTAAGTTTGGCTTTACTAAGGATTCTCTTGAATCTAATAGCCCGCCATTGTCAGCAGCTTGTGGCTTTACCATAGGAATTCCTCCCCTTCATGGGAGACACATTAATTCTGTAACAAGGTTAATGGCTTATGGATTTATTGTTAATCCCTTTGGATTTAATGTTAGCGATGTTCTATATGTCCAACATGGAAGAAATTTAATTGACTTAGGTTCTAACAGAACCTTTGCCAGCTTAGAAATACATATTAAAAACGGGATAGTTTCTTATATTTCTGGTGGAGCCACGGTTTATAGTAGCCCTGTCTTAACTTCCCAAGGAACTTTGTATGGAGTGGGGATTATTGGGTTTTCCGGAAACAAGATAGTTGACATTTCTCTTCAAGGTGGCGTTTCCATCCCCACCCTTAACCCTGATTTTAGCAAGGAAATATTTATACCTTGCCTAGGTTTAACCACTACTAGCCAAAATCCCTTGGGGACACAAAACCCTAGAGGAACAAATAAACCTAACAACAATGATGAAAACCTTCCCCACGGTATCATTAGCAACATACAAATTAGAGTAGCCACTAATCAATCCTTTGAACTGTTGTATCCAGATGACTTTGTATCTACAGTGCAAGGAACCAACAATTGGTATGTCGTGCCTGACAGAGGATACAATATCGACAATTTACCCTTTACCTTAAGGATAAGATTGCCCAATGGCCTTAGTCATTTAACAGGATTAAGGGTGGTCAATGGACTTATTAGCACGGAAACATCCCTAGAAAGAAATTTAGGGAATTTGTCTGGGTTGAAAGATTTGGAATTACGCAGTAGCGTTGCGTTTTTACCAGCATCAGAGGAACTCAAAAAGCCCTTTTATCCAAATATAGGAAATATCCCCTTTCCTGTGCCGTCATCCTTGGAAACAGCATTACTGGAGGGAACTTTTAACACAGCTACTTCTCCTGATTTAAGTTATCAGCAAAGCTTAAAGAATCTCTGCATTGCCCAGTACGTAAACAGCGCTGTAAGCTTTCAGCCTTGTGCTGCTAGTAGGTTAGAGTTTTTGGAGTTTACCACATCTGTTCTTGAGATTTTAAAATCCAATGCCTTGATTAATTTTAGACAGATGTTCAACCCTGCTCGAACAAACATAACTCATGGCATAAGGGTTAACAGAAGCACTCAAACATCAGGAGGAGTGCTAAATGCTACAACTCAAAGAGATTTAGCCATAGCCAACAGATCCGCAGTGCTGCTATACGGATCGTCCTGGAATGTTACCAATAATCAATCCTTCATGTCCCTGGTGAATACCACCGCAGGTTTAACCTTCGGGAACGGTACTGCCTTGATAGCAGAAGGTTCTAACGTTCAATCTAGAAGCTATGTTTTAACCGCCATAAACAACAATCAAGTAACTATTAGAGTGCGGTCAACGGTTAATCATACGGCTCCTGCTGTGGGGAATTTGTTGTTAATTTATGACGCTAACAGCCCAACCAATAGACAGCTAAGATTAATTTCTGGAGTTACCCAAAGCAACGTAACTGATGTCGTTAACATTGCAGGCACTAATTATACTTTGTCCTTTGTTCAATATGTCATCACTGTGGCTAGGGTTAGAAATCCATTGGCTCTTACTGGCTTAACCGTTGCCAATAATAATAGTCAACAAGCCAATACTTTTATTGTTAGTGGGTTGACAAATGAGAACCTTAATAATATCTTCATTGGCGATACGGCGTGGCAAGGAACTTTACCTACTCTGCCTATAAGTACTGCTAATTATTATCCAGCTACGGTCATTCGCAAGGGTAATGATTCTGTTACTTTGCTTCAATCATCCACCAATCAAATAAGTGCAGGATTGGGGGTGTCATTGACCTTTGCCTTTGAGTTTTCCTCGGCTCAGGATAATTTTTCAACCAATGAAACCTATATATCAGATGCTATAAATCAATATTCAAATACATCTTTGAGATTCACACTCGAAACAGGCGATCGCGCATCCTACAGACATTTAGTATCTTAATGCTATGACAAAACTAATTGTTAGAACTCAGTCTAGTCCATCACTGACCAACGAAATAAACGCTGGTGTTTTTCAGAGGTTTTACGACGCTACCATACCAGAGTTAGTGTTTGTCACTTCTAACAGCGTATCGGCTTGGATTGATAGAGGAACGGATAAAATAAATCCCACTATTCCCAGCACTGTGGTGAATCAGCCTCTGTATACCACTGTAAACGGAATAAGGTGTTTGGATTTTCGCTCCACAGCCATTAGAAATATCAACATAAATTTCCCCACATCCTTCTCGGGAAATGTCTATATTAGTACGAGTGCAGGATTGTTGAAGTATGAAATTATCAGAACAATTCCTAATAATACTACTATTTTTTTTGGTACTCAACTGCCTCTAGAGTTGAGTACTTATGGCATTAATATGAGTGATTTTATCTTTGGAATCATGATGATTAATACCGCTAAAATTAACGAGCTTACATCATCTGGTATGCAAGAAATAGAGGCTAAAATCACTGCTTGGCATCAAAGTAAAACGGGAGGGTCTAACTTCAAAGGCAAGACTGATTTTGCTAATAGATTTTCTATTGGAAACGCCTCTATGAATGTTTTTGAAAATTACATTAGTAACTTTCCTCCCATAGACATAACTTCCACTACTGAATTATTTTCTACATGGGGTGGACGAAGCTTAAGAAATGGCATTAGTAATGTTCCCCGGTTAAACTATCGCAACATAACTAACTTTGGTTTTACCTGGACTCATTTGCAAACTTTGACAACATCAGATTTTATTGATTTAACAGCAGGAACCTTTTTTAGATATACCTGGGGGTCTACCGCTTTAAGCCAGGATTCTGTTAATAAGCTTTATATATCTTTAGCCGCAGGGTTAGCTAATAATCCCACTAAAGTTGTTGCCACTATTGCGAGTGGTTCAGGAAACGAGGGAACTTTTTTAACTGAACCACACCCCAACAACACTGTATACAATTTAGAGAGCTTGCTGCTAAATTATCCTTTCTTAACTAACTTGCGTAACGTAAACGAAACCTTGGGAGGAACATCTTACAATTTCTCCACAGGCATTACTGGAGTTCAAGCTAGAAACTGGATGAAAGCAAAATCACCTACATGGAACTTTGACAATTCACACTAAGAGGATGCTATGAACCATTACGTATTTAAAACACAAGCTGATGCATTAACAGCTTTAGATGATATTAATGCTAAGGTGCTAGCAAGAATTAGGGAGCAAAATCCTGAAATAATAGATGATGCAGGAATTATCCCCGTTAACGCTGGGGATGGGTCTTTAGCCATTGATTTAGACGTTAGAGTAAAAGGATGGGCTGAAGTTATGGAATATCAAAACGGCTGGGGGTTCCCTGTGCTTTCTAATGATTTTCATCCTGTACTTGAAGGACTAGACCTAGTTCCTGATGCCATGGAATTAGATTATGACATTGTGCCTGGAGAATTTATTTTTCAGCAAGATGAGACTCCATTTTCTCAGCAATAAGTTTAACACTCGCTTATTCTACATTGCACCAATGATTTTGCATCGCAAGTATTCTGATATTCTGTATAGATCAAACAAATGTCATACCCACTACTATCCAGTTTCACAGGTAATGCCTCTATACACTACCTAGACAGCGACATCATAAAGGAAATTCAAGCTATCCTTGATATTCAAGTTACAGGGCTTTGCTGTGGTGAGACAATCAAAAAGTTTGCTGAGTTTAAAAAAAAAATTATTTAGAGTACCCAGACAAATTAGGATCAAGTACGGCTTTATCTTTGCTGGAGTCAATTCATCCTCATGATATATCTGAACAGCTTGAGGATATTCCCACTAAAGTAATCGTCGAGGCTGGTAGTCGCACAGGTAACAAAGTTAACTTACCAGGCTTAGGCTTGGTTTACGCCAATGAATACATTGTTCCTGGCATCCCTTTAACATGGGGTGAAATGACCAAGGACTTTAATTCTCGTCGCATACCAAATTCTAAGCAAATAGTAGAAAACTTGATAGCTACTGCTAAAGTTTTTGGTGTAGCTAGAGCTAAATATGGGAAACCTGTAGCCATTACGTCTGGTTATCGTCCTGCTAATCTAGGTATAGGAGCTAGTCGGAGTCAACATATACCAGGAAAGGCGCTAGACTCATTTCCTATGAACCGGAACGATATAAATCTATGGTATAACATCCTCAGAGATACTCCGGGTGTTATGGGATTAGGTGACGCTACTAACCCCAGAAAAGGTGGGTTCGTTCATTTTGACATCAGGGATGGTCTATCACAGGTTAGGTTTGGATATTAATTAAAACTATGTTTAAAAAAGACGAGATAATGCAGTTAATAGAATCTTTATCTCAAGCAGAACAATTAGAACTACTTGAGTACGTGACATACTCCTACACTGACTCTTCGAGTACAGTGTAGGCTTCCAAGACAATCTGGCTATTGCTTAGGAGGCTCTTGGCTTTAAGAACGGAATGCCCTGCTGCTCTATTTACATTGTAAACCAGTTAGAAACATGTCTTGCTCTTGCTGCCTTCTTTTAACCAACCCTCCCAAAATTCTTTCGTTATTACCCTTCACCCATTTTTTAAACTCTTTAGAAGCACCACAGAAGTCACCATTATTTAGCTTTCTTAAAAGAGAAGACCTACTAAAAGCTCCTTCACCTATATTAAAGGTAAAGGAGACTAAGGCTGTGTATTGATCATTGTTAATTCTAACTTTTACCCTGTTTTTTACAACTCTTTCGTACTTTACCAAATCCTGTTCTAAAAGGTTTTCAGCTTCTAGCTTAGTAATTCTTCCTCTTCTAGCTTCTTTACCAGTATGACCGTAGCCTATTGTCAGTTTGCCGCTAGGACACCTGTAAGAGCGGAGCCTTAAACCCTCTGATTTTTTTATTAAATCAACTCCAGCTTGTGTTAGGCTTACTCCTTCCTCTTCTTCTTGCCTGAAGGGCATAACATCTTTTTTTAATACCTCCTGTAGCCTTTCTATTTTCTCTACTCTTTCCTCAGTTAACCTAACAGGTTCTGATGTTACTACTGGAGTTGGATTTAAAGCTAAAGCTGTTGTAAGTAAAACTTCTATCATTAATTTTTTTCTAAACACAACTTCCCCTCAGAATGCTTTACTAGCACTTTACTTTTTTGTTACTTTTTTTTGTTAACAAAGTAAAGATCTTTTTTTCTGAAAAGGAAAAGGTATATAGTACCTTTTCCTAAAATATCTTCTTTTAGCACACCCCCAAAAAAAACATAATTTCCATGTGACTTTTCAAAATAAGGGGGCTTAGTAAGGATAGTGTAGAATAATTTTCCCATTCTCAGAGCAGCTTAGAAGGTACTCTTTCTTTTCACTTTTATTGAACTCTCTTAAGAAAGAGAGAAATAGGGGTTTACTTCTGTGACAGTCAAAAGCTAAGTACACAGAGCTTTGGTTAGTAACAGACACAACTTCTACTGAGCCAAAATCGTTAGCATAAGCCAACAGACTACTATCTTTGTTAAAAGCTAAACATCTAATTGCGTTTAGCCCCCCAGGGAGGAAAAAATCACGACTAGTAAGGTCAACTTTTTCAACGGTCATTTCACCATTTAACTGTAAAGGTAGCTTATATACAAATATGGAGCCGTCCTCAAATCCTGCTGCTAGAATCTTTGAGTCATCTGAAAACTCTATACAACTACACTTTGAAACGTAGTTGTCTAACTTATAGCTTTCCTCACCCCAGATAGTAACTCTTCCCCCAGAAACCATAGCTAAAAGGTTAGTATCATGGCTACTCTTTACAAAGTCAAGAGCAGAGTCCTCTGCATCAACTGTTACAGAAGTCCAAGTCTTCAGATTAGTCATCTGACACCCCCACTTTTGAAACTAGAGTTAAGTGTTCAAAAAGCTTTACTACTCTTTCCCAATCTGCGCTTTCTATGCAAAGTTCTATGAACACTGGGTATGTCTCGTGTTCATCACATAGCTTGTTAAATATTAAGTCTTTGAGTAAGGATGGGAGTATCCTTTCATTCATTCTGCCAGTTGTTAACCCTTCGCAGAATTTTAAATCTGATAAGACCTCTTGAAATCTTGACCCTAAAAAGCAACACAAAGTAGAGGTTACTTTTTCTCTTAGCTCTTCTTCAGTTGCAATAGACCTTGAAAAAGAGAAAAGTTTTCTTTCTGTCTCAGGCATTTTGTAAACTACTCCTTGTTTTTTGTAAAAAAAGGTGAGGTCATTTTGACCTCACCACAGGTGTAAACAAACTTTTGTCCTAACAACCAGTTAGTCTAACGCTTACCATTTCTTGCTGTGGTAGCTTATTTTCTCCAGGTACTAAAGTTGTTAGATATGCTCTAAAAGACTCTGGGCTATAAGGAGCTCTAATGACTACTTTATCTCCAAGGGTATTGGTCTTAGTGTCCAGGAAAAACAAGCCAGACTCTGCCATCTTTCCGTTCACCTGTCCAATAAAGGTGATTGCTGTGGCTTTAAAATTAGTCATAGCTCCTCTTTCATAGACTGGCGTTAATTGTACAGGGTTTACCTGTACTTCAAACATTAAACCTGCATCTGGGCAGGTGGAAGAGACCCATGTAAACCCGCCACAGATTGACTCTTGATTTACTTTCTGACCTGGCTTATGGTTCTGAACCCAGGGAGTTTCTTCATTAGGCTTAACCCAAGAGGAGCGCATGTATAAAATTAAATCACCGTCCCAAGTAAGGGGAATATCTCTGGTACCTACTAAAGAAGCGATTTCAGCACACATTATCTGGCTAACTAGCCCGCCCTGCTTTGCTTTTCTCCAGTAGTTTAGCAAAGGTTGATAAGGTAACTCCTGCTGCCTCAAGTCTAAAACTTTCTTAGCTATCCCCTCCGGAATCTCTTCCTCAAACAGAAAGTACTTACCGTCTTGATAAACTAAGTCTGTGTCCCTAAGGTTCTTAACTAAAGCAGCTACATCCCCTTCTATTGCTGCTGCAGTCACCTCATTACAGTTAAGGTTTTTCCTTAAGTGCTCTCTTACTATCTGGAAGTAAGAGTTTGTCTCCGCTGATAGAAAAGAAACAGTCTTAGTCTCGTCGTTATAGTAAGAAATCAACCTAGATGATGCAATGTATCTCATTTTCCTTTCCTCTTAATTAGCTTTTAGTCTCTAAAGTACACAGCCAAGCTGTCTACACTTTTATGCTGATTGACTATTTATTAGTTTAATGTAGTCAATCAGTACATCGAGTATTTTATCATGTGATCCCCAAATAGAGAGTCCTTTTTCGTCGTTGTAACTATAGCGGAACTCCTTAAATTTAGGAAGCGAGAGGTGTCTACTACGATCACACAATTTATACTGCCCCAAAGAGTATAAGAGCATTGGGTATTCTTTATACAAGGCAGAAAAGACTGGTATTAGATCACTAACATACCACTCACTATCTAAACCCCAGCCAGACCAGCCTTTCTGGTTGTTTATCCTAACCCTTACCTTTTTTATGTGCTCTACTCTCTCAAGACTTCCAGAACTCTCCTCATTTATATAAGAGTTTCCCTCTAGAGAAGATATTTTTGATAGCCACCTAAACTCTTGATGAGAGCACAAAAGTTCTATCAAAGAGTAGAGGGCAGGAAAGTCCGGATGTATTCTTACTGCTTCTCTTAGAATCTGAGCTAAACCTTCTGCAGCCTGGTGATTACTAAGCTTTGCATCGTCTGATAGCCAGTTTAGGTCAATTCTGTAGTCAAGCAGTGCTAAAGCATCTTCATATCTAGTAATAAGCTCGTTAAAATACTTACAAGAGTAATCCTGTAAGCTTATCCAATTTGGGTCGTTTCTTAAAATTCTTGTTACAGAATCAGGGACAAAATTTATATCTTGAACAGCCAGGTTAGGAGGAACAAAGTCTGCACAGAAGTTATTCATTTCTGTAGTAGTAAGAGCGTAAACCCCTCCAGTTTGATCTGTGTAGCAAGGCTGCGTCATCTCATAGATAGAACGTTTTCTACTCCTCTCCCAACCTTGTACAAGTTTTCTAACTCTTCCCTGCTTTGTTAGCTGTTTTATTTCAATAGCTGGGTCAATCTCTCTAACTTTTTTTGCACTCGGTTTCTTCTTTTCTGGCTCAAGTACAACTAGCTCATGTGGTTCTGCTAACTTCAAAAGAGAATGTTTGCTTACTTGCTCTGCTAGGGTAGTACATCCCTCTAAAGGTAGCTGAATAACTAGCAGCACTTTGTCTTTTGGTACCCTAGGATTTTGCCTTATCTTATCTAGTCTTACACCTTTTTTACATACTACCCAAGTAAACTTTAGAAAGTAGTATAAAGGAATCTGCTTGTAAATTCTCCCTCTCCCTTCTCCACCTTTAAATGTATGACAAGTGCTGTCCTTACAGTCTTCTTTAGTCTTTAAACCAGAGTGTTCTAAAACCTGTAGGTCTCTATCAACCTCTCTCAAGTCTTCAGGACTTAGTGAACTGAGCGGCTTGAAGATAACCCAATTTTTCTCCTCTTCACTGTTAAAGCGGAAGCTTAAACACGAATGAGACAGCTTATGTCCTTTATAAGTTGCTGAACCTTCTGTCTCACTCTCTACTGGGTAAAAAACTGAGAAGTTTTGAATTGCCTCCTTTAACGACTTAGAATTTTCAAGCTTTGCTTTTGCTTTTAATAAAAATTCTTCAGAAGCATAATCTAATAACTTTCTTTGAAGAGATCTAGATTCTTCATCATCAAGAAACCTTTCCCTGTTTGAAGTTAATTTTAGTACCCCAGGTTTAGTATAGATAGCTAGCTTTCTACCCTCGGTTACATCCCCGTAATACGGCTTTCTTGTTGTATTAAGATACGCCGAGTGGTCAAAGCGTCCTCTATGACTTAGAAAAAATGCATATTCGCTTTTTAAGGTAAGATAGCTACCTCCTCTTCTAGTTGGCCTAAAATCTTCTGGGTTCACCCAGTACGCTAAATTTCCTACAATGAAATAAAAGTCTACTGAGTCAAATAAGTCATCAGAGTTGTACTCCCACTCAAAAGCCGTCCCATCAGGGAAGAAGAAATTACCTCTGTCAACAAAAATTTCCTTGTTTTGGTCTTTCTTTGAGTTTAGTAAAGAAAAGGTTTCTTGCCCTTCCCCTTCTCCTCCATCTGCTTGGATGTACTTTTTCACCCAGACAGGTTGCTTTGACCACCACGTTAGTTCTTTTATAAACTCTTCAATACCTTTAACCTTTCCAGCGTAGTTAGAGCCCTTTAAGTACTCGGCTACAGAGTATGATACTGTTGTCCCGTTTAATTCCTCAGTTGGACTCTCATCTACAGTAACAAAGCTGTACTTGCCGTCTCCTCTTTTTAGCAATACGTGAGTGTACTTTACACCATCTACCACAGAAGTAATAGCAACCTGGTCTGATACCGCTAAAGCTGACAGCCTACCTATACCAAAACCACCTGACTGTGTATTATCTGACCTCTTTGTTGACTCGCCAATCCTTCTATACACTTTGTCAAACCGCTCCCGGTCTATACCCCTACCAAAATCCCTGATTGAAAATGTAGGGTCTGTCCAACAGGGTAGCGTTATCTGCACACCTAAGTTCTCATTTCCAGACTCTATGTTAGCGTCAAACGCATTTTGAAAAGCCTCCCTAATAGAAGAGTTTAAAGGATTCTGGTATTGTTTACTAATTAGCACATCGAGAATAACATCTTTTGCTATACCACCCGTTGGCAACTCAAATTCCGGTAAACCCTCTAGGTTAATATTGCTCTCTAGCTCTACTGGCTTAAAGTTGATTTCCATTGCTACTGCCTTTATTAACTATGATGAATTTTCTCACACACTTTACTTTTTTTGTTACAAAAAAAAGGAAGAGCCTTATAAGGCTCTTCCTTTACCTTGCTGTTAAAACAACGAACCGTTCGTCAAAATAATAGGTATTCCCACCCAGAGTCTAACCCATCATCTATCTCTTTCTCATTAACTTCCTCTTTCTGTTCCTCTATCCCCCACTTATACGCTAGCAACTCTTGGTATGCTTTATCTTTCAAAAGGTCATAAGTATAAAAACTAACTAATAGTGTTTTTAGCTCCTCTTCATTAAGCTTTTCTATGCGAGCAGCAAATGCGTGTATGCTAAACTCTTGTTCTATTGATATCTCCATATTTTTTTTATTAAGATTTTGTTTCTTCCCTCCCTAAACTTTTTTGTTTTTGATTTCTACCAGCACCTTTTCTCACTGGTCTTTTTTTAAGGCTAGAAGTCTTTTTATTTATTTCAACTTCTCCTACTTGTATCAACTCTACAGTCGGTTCAGCTACCGATGCAACCTCCTCCTTAGTAGTAGACTCAACTGTCGTCTCCTCAGTCGATAGAAGTTTAACAGATGTAACCTCTTCTACCTCTTCTACCTCTTCTACCTCTTCTACCTCTTCTACCTCTTCTACCTCTTCTACCTCTTCTACCTCTTCTACCTCTTCTACCTCTTCTACCTCTTCTACCTCTTCTACCTCTACAGTTAGTGCCGCCACAGCTTCTACACTACTCTCACTAGTAGACTCAACTGTCGTCTCCTCAGCCGATAGAAGTTTAACAGATGTAACCTCTACTACCTCCTCTTTCTCTTCAGCCCGGAGGGCTTTACTTTCATCCCCATAACAAAAACTCTTTGTTATGTTAAAGTGAAACATCAATGTTTCAGACTTTACCTTTACTGCTACTCCTACTATTATCTTCTCTACCTCCCTCTCTTCCTCTACTCTTACCCTCCTACCACTTTCATCAGTTAAAGAAAACTTTACTAAAGCTTCTGGGTACTTCGTAGCTATCAACTCTTTTAGTCTAAAACGTATTTGTTCTTCGGTTAGCTGTCTTATTCTTATACATTCAAAGAAAATAATCTCAATCTGCTCTTTTAATCCTTGCATTTCCATGATATTCTTTTGTTTTTTTCTCTTATACTTCTTTTTTTAGTTTAACTTTTAATTATTTTTTTTTGTAATCCTCTATTTATTTTACGTGGTATCTATCTATACAATACTCTTCTGTATTTAGTCTTTTTTTTTCATAAAATAATCAGTATACAATAGATTAATAATATTGTTAAAAAATATCTAAACTAATGCTGCCGTCTATCCTAGACTCTATAAATTCAGTTCTTGTAGAACAAAGGGTTCTAACCCCTTTTATTAATGAAATACGAAATATTGTTACTCAACAAGGATATATACTAGGTAGTGTTACTATTAGGAGAGCCAATAGGACAAAAAGTATTAATGCTAATGAGTTTTTGCTAGGTGGAGAGTATATACTTTCTATCTCTATTGGTATTACAGAGTCTAATTTTCTAAACTATCAATT